ATTATTTATAACTGTAACTGTAGGTGTTCCAGCAGATGTAACTAATATAGACTTAATTAAATATGTTTCGCTAACTAATGGATTACCAGATCCAAACGGAGTTAATGCAGCGCCGCTAGTGCTGTTATCTATTCCTACAAATTTATACTGATTTACTGTTGCCATTAATCTAAAAAGAAACTTCTAGCTTCTATCTCCTGTTTTAATTCTTCTTGAAACGTTGTGTTTAATTTTTCTAACACAGCATCAAGATCTCGAATAAGCGATTGTGCTACGTCTTCACTGTATTCTGTGCTTGCTCTGGTTAGTGTTTGTACTATTTTTGCCATTATAAACTTGCAATGCCTCCTCTTCTAAATGGAGTTCCAGGTGTATCGTCAGTTCCTCCTCGACTTACTGAGCCACTAATATTACCACCGTTTCCACCACCATTGCCAGCAATATCTCTCATATTAGGTCGTGTGTAAGTTTTTTTTGGTTGACGAGCTTTTTCTCTTATATCTGCTTTATATTCAAAGAAATCTTTTTTTTCTTCTTTAGCTTGTTTGTATCTATCTTCGTTAATAGATTTTCCTTTTTTAATTCTATCTTCAAAATAATCAATTTTTTTATCTAAAGCTTTTTGATAGTTATTAGTTCCAAACATAGAAATAACATTTTTACCTGATAATACAGACTCAGGTCCATACTTTAAACCCCCTGTATTTGGATCTCTACCGATCATTCCACTTATTTCAGATAAGTAATCTACTTGACCTCTAAGATTAGGACTATAATTTCGTGAACCGGGTCTCATAGGATCAAATGCTCTACCCAACATAACAGCCCCTCCTAACAAAGCTGCAGGAAGCGCTATACTACTAAGACCACCACTCATAGCTTTATTTAAACCATATCTTCCTAAACTTTTAACAGGATCAAAACTTATTTCTTTACCAGTAAAAGGCATTCCAAAAGTATATTTAGGGTTTTCTGATTGTTTATCTAAACCCAACATTTTAGCAGCTATGTCAAAACCATATTTAGATACTAATGATGCAAGTAAAGCTTCCATTATCTTCTTCCTCCAGCATGTATATCTAATCTAAAAGTTCCTAATTTCCAATTAGTATCTACCGCTGTATTAGAGACAGTTAATGCAATTGCTCTAGCTCTTGCACGCGTATCTATTTTTTCTGTGCCAGATGTTATTGTAAATGGACCTAAAGGTGAACTAGCGGCAGCGTTATTAGGATAGTTTCTTAAATCTAATTGCACGACCGTATTACCTTGTTGTGATATAAAATCAGGAATAACTCTACTAATTCTCATTATATTTTCTCCATCACCTCTAAGATCTCCCAAATTAGTTGCAGCTCCTCTAACAACTTTTTGTGTAATATCAAAATCTCCTGAAGTAATATTAGCTGGAATAGCTGTAGTTACTCCTAACCTTATTTGATTAACTCCAGTTTCATGTTCATAGTAGTATGTAATACCGTCTGTGTTTCCAGTTACATCAAACGATGAATCATCACTAGCATCATATTGAGTTGCATGAGGTAAACCAAAAACAGCTGAGTCTTGCCACGTGGTTCTTATAAAAAGAGAACTATCATTAACAAACCATATTGGTCTTTTTAAAGTAGAATCTAAATAACTATACATAACAGATTGTGTGTTTACATTAGAATTAGCTTCAGGATAAAACCATACGACTTCACCAAATAAGTTATTTACTCCGGCGTAAATCATTTGATTAGAAGTTGTATTTAAATTATCATAAACATAGTCTTCAACCAAACAATCCATAGATTCTAGTTTACCAGTGTATTTAAAGAAACCATTTTCTGACATCCAATACGCAGCACCATCAACTTCAACAGCTGCATTTTTTCCAATTAACCCACAGTTAGTACCAGCTTGTTCAAACGCAAATATATTAGGAACTCCAACAAAACGCATAGTAAATAAAGCTGTGTCAGACCAAACGTAAATTGCATTTCTACCAAGTTTAGCTCCTATGATTCGTGATCCGGCGGCCAGTCTTTGTGTGCCAGCACTATTAGTTGCTGTAGGTGTGTACGTGTTTATATCCTCTTGAGATGAGAATCTAATAAACATATCATCCTGTGTAGTTTTATCACCAATTGTTGTTTCTGTTCCAAAAAATACTAAGTGACGATCGGGTGTTGATACTAGCATATCTCTAGATGCAGTTGGCGCACCTGTAATAATAGTTGCTCTTGTTGCTGTTGCATTTGCTGCATCTGCGTCCCACTGAAAGCATTCACCGTTAAAAATTAAAGCAATCAATGTGCTACCTAAATTATCTAAAGACCATAATCCTGGTTCTGCAACTTTATCCGTGGTCGATGCTGCTTGACCCCAGGCTGAGTAAGCACTAAAATTAGTAACTGTTGCACCATTACTATGAGAGGCGTTAGTTGTACCTCGAACATTTCTAGTTATTCCTGTAAAACTAGTGGCTGTAACACCTGTATAAGATATTTCTTCATTATCTACTTGTATAAAATTTGTTCCTGTGCTTGGAAATCCTGTAGTGCTGGCTACATTAATTGTAGTTCCTGAACCACCGGTTCCAGCAGAGTCAGCGTTTAACGCTCCATTTAAAGTTGTTGTTTGTGGGTTTGTTACCGTACCACCCCATTGTGATATACCATAACCGAAAACTCCAATCTGTTCAGCTGGACCAACACGATAATATTGAAAATAAGTTATGCCTCCAGAAGTAGTTGCTCCTGCTCCTCCTTCATTAGCACCAGCGTTTATTTCTACAGTAGTTGTAGAAGGCACAGCGTTAATCATAAATTTTTTATCGCAAAAAGTTGTAGAAGAAAAATTAGAACCTGTAATAGCTGTGAAAGTAGACGCATCACCAAACAATATAATGTCCCCTACTTGAAAATTGTGTGCCGAAGAAAAAGTTAAAGTAACAGTTGGTTGTCCGTTAGTTGTGCTAAATGCACTAGTAATAGCTGTGCCGGATGGATTTGTTAAGGGGTGTATGTCATAGTAAACTCCTCCAGAATATACATATAAAATTCTATTTGTCCCTATAACAGCATATTTAATACCCTCTTTGTTAACCATATGATGCAATCCTCTTGCAGCGCCAGTTAATTTTTTGTCCCCTAATTGAGACCAACCACCTATTTTTTCAGGTGTACCGTATCTAAAACGCACGTTTGTACCACCAGTCCATTGCGATTCTGCTCCAGTGGGTGTGACTTGTTTATTAAATCCGGGTAAAAAACCTAATTTTTGTAGCATATATTAAAACCTGTTTAGGATGTAATATAACAGATAATAAAAGAATTCAATAGATTTTACCACCTAGATATTGTACACTCACCCTTCATGAAAGAAGCAGAAATAGTACCATTATTTTCAAAACCCCTATACAAAAATAAGATAGATTTCGATGTATCTAAATTGTATCCAATAATTGATACATTTGAATTTAAAACAGTTGGAAGGCACCTAGAAGACAACTTTGCTTCGCAGACTTTGGACAATAATGTCTTAGAAAAAAAAGAACTTCATGAATTGAGAAACGTGGTTGTAGAGCATTTTAATAACTACGCTTACAATATTCTAAAATTTAAAAATGAATTTAAAATGACCACTTCGTGGTTTACTAAAGCTTTTTATACCGAAGGAGCTAGATACCATAATCACAATAATTGTATGTTTAGTGGAGTTGTTTATTTAAAAACAGCAAAAGAAAAAGCTGACATAAGTTTTGAAAATTTTGCAACTAAACGATTTCATATAGAGGCGCATGAATACAATATATATAATTGTGCAGAAATTACTTATACACAAAGTGAAAAAGACATACTAATCTTTCCATCAGAAACTCATCACAAAATATGTAGAAACGAAGGTAGAGGTGAACGAATATCTTTAGCTTTTAATTTTATTCCTATTGGAAGAATAGGTATAGAAGGTGAAGATAGTTTTTGTGAAATTTATTAAAAATAATTGTATCCTAAATTTTTATCTAAAAGATTCCAAAAATAAGGACAAAAAGGAAAAGATTTAAAATCATATTCTAAGCTATCTTTATTATCTTTTATGTGGTCTATTGTTTCATTCCATAAAACATTGTTGTTTAAATGTTCCTTTGTTATTTTTTTAGTGTGTGTCCAAAACTTAGAGTCAAAAATAGATCCACCATGGTACACAAAGCAAATAAAATTTTCATAAGATTGTGTCATAATATTTAATTCAAGGTTAACTTCTTCATGTGATTTAACTCTACGGATATAATCTACAAAGCTTCTGTTAATATTATCATACATGACTCCAGATAAAGCCTCTAAAGGTTCATAAAATACGGCACGGTTGCCATTTTTTATAATTCTATTATTTAAAATTTGTTTTGCTCTAAATGGTTTAAATTTAAATTCATTTAATTCTTTTTTATCTATTTTTTTATTTAATGTTTTTTCTAAATCTTTAACAGCTTCATCATCAGAAGTAATTTTATCGTTAAATAAATAACCCCAACCTTGTCTAGTTGTCAAAGGAATACCAAACATCCACCCGTTTGCGTGTGCTTGATGATAGGTAAAATTCCAATCACCTGGTTTATCAATTGGATGAACTAAGCATTTATTTAAAGGTAAATGTTCGCTTACAAAATAATCTTCATAAGATTCTGGCCATCCTCTACAATCTATTACAAAATCAAATTTATGGTCATTGACTATCACCTCTTCTTCTTTACCTTCCATAATAGCAATGTCTTCTTCTAAAACTTTAAATCTTTCTTTGTATATTTTTTTGCATTCACTAAATGCAAATTCTTGTAATTTAAAATTATTAAAATGAAGTGCGTATTGATTAGGAATTATTGGACTAGAAAAATTTTTTTCTCTCCAGTTTTTATAAAACACAGAATATTTTAAAGTGCAATCTAATTTATCTGAATTTAAAGCAGGATTAAAATTTATTGAGTTCCATAAAAGTTGTGGTAATTGAACATTACTACTTTCACCTATACCCAATATTTTTTTATTTGGATTGTAGATGCAGCTAACGTCAGCTTTAGTATATTTTAAAAAATGGCACACTGACATAACGCCAACTGTTCCACTACCTAATACTGCTATTTGCATTTTCTAGTTCTAGAAGGTAAACCTAAATGAACCCTATCATCATAAATATTTTTTACACCTTGTGTTTCTACATTGTTGTAATGTAAAAATACTTGCGCACAGTTTTCACCTTTAAACTCTTCTCTCCAATGTTCTAATACGCATCCAGAATAAATTAACATATCACCAGGATGTAAAAATATTTTAAGTCCAGGATTATTACTTTCTGCAGTGCAGCCATCTTTACCAGGAATTCCAACATTTTTATTTGGTTCTAAATATATTGGCCAGTGGTCTCCTCCTAAACTTAAAGTGGTAGATATTTCACAACTTGGTCTATCTTTGTGTCTTTCTAAAACATCACCTTGTTTATAAATTCTTGCATAAGAATAAGTTGGAACTAAATCTAATCCTGTTTGTTCTTTCATTAATGGTAAAAGTTTTTCTAATAATGTTTCCATAACAACATCTCCATAATGAGAATATGTGTCTGGAACTTGTTTATCTCCCCAATAACCCCAATCTTCTGTAAATGGTGAAATAAATGTTTTATCAAACATTGTTCTAGCAACTCTTCTTTTTAATGAAAAATAATCATAAATAAATGTAGCTAATTCTTTTGATATTGCAGATTTTACAACTGTGTATTTTTTTTCTTTAAAACTCATATTATTTAAATGGTAATCCTAAATGCCAGGTTACTAAAGAATATCTTGTACCTGATGTTACTGGTCTAACTCTATGCCACAAATGAGATGGAAAAACTATAAGAGAGCCTCTGTTTTTTAATTCTTCTACTTTCCATGTAACAGTAGGATCGTCTTGATTCCTAAATTGAAATTCAAATTCTCCTCCTTCATAGTCAGATGAATCAGAAAGAATGCACACAGTGCTTAATTTTCTTATTTTACCATTCGCACCGTCTGTCTTATCTGCATAAGGTTTGTCCCAACCATCAACATGCCATCCATAATGTTGATTTAATTTATATTTTGTAAATTGGCAAGACTCAGTCCAATCCCAATCAAATTTCCATCCAGCTTGATGATTAGCTGAATTAACAAACGGGTGTATTTCATCATATATCCATCTATCATTCAACCAAACTATATTTGAATTTCTTTTAGTTTTTAATTTTTCTAAATTTTCTTTAGAAAAATCTTTTTCTATATCAAACCCACCTGTTGAAGCCATTATTTCTGTTTCTTTATTGCCTCTTTCAATTATATGGTCGCAAAATATTTCTGGTAAAACTCTATCAAAATACCAATATTTGTTTTCGTATATCATTCTAAATAGTTTATAATATTATTTAAACCAATAAGCAATAGCTTTTCATTTTACATTAAAAACGAAGTTTCCAGAAACAGTTATTCTCTCCTCATCTACACCATAAAAAGGATATACTGCATGATGTAAATCTGCTGGAAAAATTAACATTTTTTGTTCCCATGTTTTATCTACAGGAAATTCAATAAACTTTATTTTACCCATTTCATTTAAATACATAAATTGAACATTTGCCGCTAAGTCTTGATTAGAGTTTTTTCCAGGAGATATTTTTTTTTGATCTTCCATTAAATATGGTATTTTAACAAATATAATAAATGAAAACACCCCAGTATGATCATGCATTGGATTAAACTCATGTTTCTTTTGATAATTTACCCACAGTGCTTTTAAAGACAAAGGTTTATTATGAGAATTAGTTTTAAAAGATTTTAAAAATTTAACCAAAACTTTGTCATTAAAAATTTGTTCTAATAAATATGGTTCTAGTAAATCTATGTAATTATTAAGACTGTATTCTTCTTCTATATTTCCCGCTAATGTCTGTGTAGTAATTTTAGATTTATCTTTAATAACTCGTTTTAAATCATTAAAAATATCATCAGGTATTTTATTAATTTCTCTAACTAATTCCATTCTTTCTTCTAACTTGAGCACTTATAAAATAAGCGTTTAATTATAATTTAATTTCCTGTAGCCGACCAACTATCAGAACTAGGATCATATACAAATTCATTCTCTGATTGATCAAGACCTAGCCATCTTTGATTATCTTCGTCCCATTTAATTAAATATTCTATATTATCGCCGTATGTAGTAGTTGTTGGATATGCAACTGGGGCTTGCCATTCATCGTTTGAATCTAATGCCCATGAAGCATATGGTTGAATTTCAGTAAATTTATCATTTCCTGATTTATAAAAACCATCTATAGTAGCATATCTTGTTCTAAAATTATTATTATAAGAAGTTTGTTTCCAATAAGTATCTGGATAAGTGCCACCTTGAAGTTGTTTTACATGTTCGCATGGAACAATATTATCAGTCACCCATTGTTCGGCTTGAGCTGATAAATCTCCTCCATTAGCATCAACATCAGCATTGTCAACAACGACAACTCTTAATACTTGATCGTTATCTGTTTTACATTCTGCAAAGTGTGCCATAATTAATTATCTCCTACGTAGGCCAAGTGCCTTCCTTTTCATATTTTAAAACATCATTCATACTCCACAATCCAGATGCAGATGATGCAGTTGTTGCGTTTTGTTTTACTTTAACAACTCCTGATCCTCCTGATCCGCCAGGTCCAGAATAAGCTGCTCCTCCGCCTCCACCGCCTCCGGTGTTTGACGATCCCGCGCCTCCAGCGCCTGTGTTTGAAGGATTTCCTGCTCCTCCGCCATCAGTTCCAGGTTTTCCAGGACTTTGACCAGTATGGCCGCCTCCTCCGCCTCCACCTGCTCGAGCGGTAGAATCACCTATTGGTGGTGACGCTGAACCAGGTCCACCAGCATTTCCACCTGTACCAACTCCACCGGCTCCGCCTCCTGCGGCTCCTGTGTTAGGGTTTGGAAAAGATGTAGGTCCGTGAGTTCCAGTTCCGTCAGTACCAAATGGAGGATCTCCTCCAGGTGCTGTTAAGGGTGAAGCAAAAGCTACAGAAGATGCTGAGCCAATGCCACTTCCCGGGCCGCCTCCAGCTCCGACTGTAACAGCTGCACCAGAACCTGGAATTGGATGAGCAGGAGTAAATTGATAAAATCCTCCGCCGCCTCCGCCTCCGATATTATTTCCTCCGCCTCTTCCACCAGAGATAATTAAAACCTCTGCTGTCATTTGCGGTTGAGCTGCAGCTGGAACACCTGATGTGTCAGCTGTAAAAGTACCAGGACTGGTAAAAGTTGTAGTTGATTTTGCGGGGTCGTTTACAACGACTGGATCGTTAGCTGGTCCTATTATTCCTCCGTTTGACGGCATAATACTACTCCTAACTTAATTCTTCGTAATTTATAGTTATAACTGCATCTGAGTTAGCACTAGCTCCAGCTTCAATGTTATCGCCTTCTTCTAAATAAATAGCGGTATTTTTATCAGCAACAACTAAAGTTGCATCTGCTGGTACAGAAATTGTGCTTGCAATTGCAATTGGTGATCCACCAGATTTAGTTATGAAAACTGAAACATCTACAGCTGATGAGCCATCGATATTAGCTACAATAATATTGTTAACTTTAAATACTTTTCCTGAAGAAGATGCGTTTGCAATAATTTCATTTGTTAACGTAGTTGTTAAAGCCTCTTGAAAAGACTTAGCTGTTATCGTTGATACGTTTACTAGATTGGGTGCTGCCATAATTTATACTCCTATAATCCTTTTAACCGAAAACTAATGCCATTGCAATAGCTTTTCCTGTTGTTGCCAATCCGCTACCATTTGCTTGGACTTGACCTGTGCCTTTTGGCACTAAATTAATGTTAATATTACTGTCTCCTCCAGAAGCTGTGAATGCTGGTGCATTTCCAGTAGCCGCATTAGCATAAGTTAGCTCATTAACAGCAGAACCTGTTGCTGTTAATATAAACAACTCATTACCGTTTGTGTCTAAAATTGAAGTTCCAATTTTAGGAGAAGTCAGTGTTTTATTTGTTAAAGTTTGTGTTCCAGTTGTAGTAACATCTCCAGCTGGTAAAGTATAGATATCAGGATTAGTACCATCGTTTGCAGTAGCAAATACAGTAGCGTCACCTTTATCAGTTGCTGAAAAAGTAAATGTATCTCCTGAACCAGAAGCGTATTTAAATTGTACTGTATAAGCACCTGATGTTGAATTTCTTAAAAAATAAAATGTTTGTGCATCTAAAGGAATTGTTACGATTTGGTTTCCAGT